TTAAAAGGACCCATGGATATGTACAAAATCTATTCAGACAAGTATAATGGAGCTATACAAAGTTTTGCGTTAGAGCAAATGGGCAGAAGACGTAGAGACGAGTATATGGATGGAGTGCCGAGGATAAAAGTTCCTTCACCTTCACCAAATAATTAAAAATTTTAATAAGGAGAAAATAACATGGCAATAGCACAAGCAGTAGCTAACTCATTTAAAAAAGAAATTCTTGAGGGAATTCACGATTTAGAATCTGGTGGCGACGTATTTAAATTAGGTTTATACACATCTGTAGCAACTCTAAGTTCTGCAACAACTTCATACACAACATCAAATGAAGTAGCAGCATCTGGAGAATACGTAGCAGGTGGTGGAGTACTACAAACACAACAAGTTTCATTAGCAACAGGCGGAGTCGCAATTGTTGATTTTGCAGACCTATCTTTCACAGGAGTAACACTTACTGCGAGAGGTGCTTTAATTTATAACTCAACTGAAGCTAAAAAAGCAGTTTGTGTTTTAGATTTTGGTTCAGACAAGACTGCAACTTCAGGAACTTTCACAATTCAATTTCCACAATTTAACAGTTCGTCAGCTATTTTAAGAATCGCATAATTTAACAGGAGGGCCTGATGGCAGATATTACAGTTCAGGTATCGTCAGCAGGTCTTACTGCTTATGGATCTCAATCATGGGGTTCATTTTCTTATGGTGGTAACAATCAACCAAATGTAACTGTTCAAGCTACAGAAGCCTACCCTGAACAAGGATGGGGTGGTAAACAATGGGGCGCAAACCTCTGGGGTGATTTAATTAATAACGAAGTAATTGCCACAGGTAATAGTTTAACTTTTTCTATTGGAACTGAAAGTGTCGAAGGACAAATTAATACAGGTTGGGGCAGAACTACTTATGGTTCAGCTATTTGGAATGGTTATGGAAATGTTATTCCATCAAATGTATCGTTAGCAACTTCAGTTCAATCAGTAACAATTAATGGAGAAATTAACTCCGGTTGGGGCGGTGAAGCTTGGGGAGATAACGCTTGGGGTATTTTTGGTGATGTACTTGCAAGTGGAAATCAATTAACTGTTTCGACAGAATCAGCTCAAGATGCTTGGGGAAGTGATGTATGGAGTGCTTATAATACAAGATGGGGTGGACAAGGCTCAGTAAATATTGGTATCTTTAATGAGATACCTATAACACAATCTCAAAATTTAAATTCTACTGTTAATTCTGTAAGTATTAATATTGCAACAGAAGTTTTCTTATATGAAAACCCATTATCAGCTTTATCAATTTCAGAGGGTACAGTAGATCCAGCACCAGATACAATGCCTTCAGGTGTTCAATTAGCAACATCATTAGGAACAGTTTTAGCTTATAATGAACAAGGTTGGGGAAGAGATAAATGGGGCACAGAAGTTTGGGGTGCTGAAGGTGAGTGGGCTTCTGTTGATGTAACAGGACAAAGTTTAAGCGCTGACTCTGGAATTAGAGAAACTTGGGGTCAAGATGAATGGGGAGCAACTACTACAGAATGGGGTGGTGTTTCAATCACAGAAGTGGACATATCAGTTAATGTTCTTTTAAATACAGAATTTACTCCAGGTTGGGGTTCTGAAATAGCATGGGGACAACAATCTTGGGGACAAGCTACTGTTGATATGTCTATGACGTCTGATGAAGGAACTGTGGATCCTGCTCCTGANACTGACATAACAGGTGAACAAATAAATACTACAGTAAATAGTATATTAATTACAGCTGATTCTAACCTAACATTAACAGGACAAGAATTATCCACTACTTTAGGGGACGAAGAAGCAATACCTAATACTCAAGTAGATATTACAGGTATTGAGATGTCTATTAGCGTAGAAAATGCTACAGCTGGATTAAGTGTTGAGGTTCTACCAACAGGAGTGACAACAACAACTAGTAGTGGTACAATAGGTTTAAATGCGTGGGAATTAGTTGACCCTGGAACTGCTCCAACTTGGACGGTAGTTGACAAGGCAGCGTAATAGAAATAAAATTAAAGTATTATAAAAAAGGATAAAAAATTATGGCATCAGCATACTCAACAGATCTAAAACTAGAGCTAATGGTAACAGGGGAAAACTCTGGTACATGGGGTGATAAAACAAACGACAATTTAGAATTAATTCAACAAGCAATTGCAGGTTATGAAGCAATAGATGTTGCATCAGCAGATGTAACCTTAGCAATGACAAACGCAACTTTGTCAAACGCTAGAAATATGGTTCTTAATTTAACAGGAACTTTAGCAGGTACAAGAGTTGTAAACGTTCCAGATGGAATTGAAAAAACTTATATCGTTGCAGACAGCACTACAAGAGCGGGTTATACATTAACTATTAAAACTGTATCAGGTACAGGTGTAACAATTCCAGCAGGTAAAACAGTTTTAGTTTTTTCTGATGGTACAAATGTTGTTGATGTGTTCTTTATGAAAGATTTAGTAGAAGACACTACTCCTCAATTAGGTGGTAACTTAGACGCTAACGGAAATAATATTTTAATTGATAGTGGTAATTTCATCGGTGATGAAAATGGTTTAGAACAAGTTAAATTTGCAACTACTGCATCAGCAGTAAATGAATTGACAATTACAAATGCAGCAACAGGTAATGCACCTGAAGTATCAGCAACAGGTGGAGACACTAATGTTGATTTAAATTTAACACCAAAAGGTATTGGTAGAACAACTTTTAATGGTCAAGGTAAAATTCAAAGTGTTGCAGAAAAAGTTACAACTGAAGCAACGGCTGCTACAGGAACTGTTAACTATGATGTTTTAACACAAGCAGTATGGAATTTCACAACAAATGCATCAGGTGACTGGACTTTAAATGTTAGAGGTGATGGATCAAATACATTGGACTCAATTATGGACACGGGTGAATCTATTACAGTAGCACACATTGTTTCTCAAGGTGCGACAGCTTATTATAATAGTGCTTTTACAATTGATGGATCAAGTGTTACTCCAGAATGGCAAGGCGGATCAGCCCCCACTGAAGGTAATGCAAGTTCATTAGATACATATACATATACAATTATTAAAACTGCAAGCGCAACGTTTACAGTTCTTGCATCAATAACGCAATTCGCATAGGGAGGTTTAATGCCAATATTAGGTTCATTTGGAGCAGGCGCAACAAAAGGTTTCGGACTTACATCTGGAGAATCAGTTGACCCTGTAGATTTTGATTATTTGGTTTTAGCTGGCGGCGGAGCAGGAAATCACGGCTTAGGAGGCGGTGGCGGCGGAGGCGGTCACAGAACTTCTTTTCCAGGTGGTACTAAAGTTACAGTTGATGCAAAAGAAACTACAGTTACAGTTGGAGCTGGTGGAACGGGTGGTACTCCGGGAGACAACCCTTCATTCATAGCTGGAAAAGGTGTAGACTCTTCAATAGGAGCTTATATAGTTTCAACAGGTGGTGGAGCTTCTAATGGTACACAGGCATATCCAGCAGAGCCAGGACCAGGTCCTTTAAACGCAGCAGTTAGAAATGGTGGATCAGGAGCTGGACAAGCTCACCAACAAACACAATATGCGGGACTAGGAAACACACCTCCTTTTAGTCCTTCACAAGGAAATCCAGGTGGTCCAGGAGGAGGATCATATGCAGCATCAGGCGGTGGTGGAGCTGGTAGTGCCGGCAATAATGGAAATACTCCAGGAAACCCTACTAACGGCGCAGGACCCGGCGGGTCAGGTGTAGCAAATTCAATTACAGGATCAAGTGTCACTAGAGCTGGTGGCGGTGGCGGTGGACCTTACGCAGGTCCAGGATCATCAGGTGGACCCGGCGGTGGCGGTGGACCCGGAACTGCTGGAACCGATGGTTTAGGCGGTGGCGGAGGAGGCCCTCCACCAGGTGGATCGCCTGTACCGGGCGGAGATGGAATAGTTATAATGAGAGTACCTACAGCATTAGCACCTGCTGCATTAGCAGTAGCGCCAGGAAGTAATACGATAGCTACTGACGGATCAGATAAAGTTTTAACATTTAATGTAACAGGGACTTTGACAATATAATGGCTTATTTTGCTGAATTAGATTTAAACAATATAGTACTAAGAGTAGTAGTAGCTGATGAAGATGATGTTACTAACAACGGTGGAGATCAATCTGTTCAAGCTGCAACATATTTTGAAACTGTCTGCCCTTTAAGTGAAAGCGGTGTTAGATGGATGCAGTCAAGTAAAGACGGAAGTTTTAGAAAAAAGCATGCTGGAAAAGGAAACGCATACGATGAAGCGGCTAACGTTTTTTACGCTGCGGCATCATACCCGTCATGGACTTTAGATGCTAATTTTGATTGGCAGCCCCCTGTGGCTAGACCAACAAACGAAACATCCCCTATTAATAGTCAACCTATAATTACAAATTGGGATGAAACTAATCAAAAATGGTCTGGTTATGCTTATAATGATAGCAATGACAGAGTTAATTTTGATTGGAATCCAACCACTAGTGTTTGGGATCAAGTCTAGTATTTACATTTAGATAAAAAAATTGTATTCATAAGTTAAGATGAATACAGAAATAACAGATAATTTTTTAGAAAGTGATTTAATTAAATATCTTTCAAACTATTTCACCCTATGCCCACAACAATACGGCCACTCCTCTAATGGTAAGGGTAATTTATTTTATTCTACTAACTTAGATTTAAACAACCCCCTATATAACTTTTTATGTATGAAGGTGGGTAAGCTATTCTTAAATGATACAGAAATATTAAGAATGTACATTAACATACAATATTGTTATATGGATGGAAGTTTTCATGCAGATGATGGTGACCACACCGTATTGTTAATGATAACACCTACTTTAAAGAAAAATTCTGGAGAGTTTCACATTAAAGAAAATAATAAAAAACTTAAAAAGATTAGTTTTGTTCAAAATAGATTAATAAAATTTCCTTCTTTGTGGGAACATAAAGGATGTTCTCCCACTGAAAAAAATACACCAAGAATTACTTTAGTTTTTAAAACAAGAAAGCACAATTAATGCATTTAAATTATAACTATTGGTTTTTTAAATCAGCCCTGTCCCCTAACGTGTGTGATGAAATTATTGCAACGGGTAAAAAATATAAAAGTAAAAAAGCTGTTACAGGCGACGCTAAAAAAGCTACTTCAAAAGTTCAAAAAATAAGAAAATCTAATGTAGCTTGGCTAAATGATAGATGGATATATAATCACATACATCCTTATGTACATGCAGCAAATAAAAATGCAGGTTGGAATTATCAATGGGATTGGTCAGAGTCTTGTCAGTTCACAAAATATTCAAAGGGTCAATTTTACGGCTGGCATTGTGATAGCTGGGCAAAACCTTTTGCAGGTAATGATAGCAATAGAAATGGCAAAATTAGAAAATTATCGGTAACTGTTTCTTTGTCGGACCCTAAAGACTATGAAGGTGGAGAGTTAGAATTTAAAAGTATAGACGGACGTATGGGAAAACTTCGTAATACTACATGTAAAGAAATTTTACCTAGGGGTTCAATCGTTGTATTTCCAAGTCATATCTGGCACAGGGTAAAACCTGTTAAAGAAGGCACAAGATACTCTTTAGTAGTATGGAACTTAGGTTGGCCATTTAAATGATCAGTTCTAGTTATTATCAATGGGGGCCTTTACTTTATCACACTCAATTAGATAAATTAATTTTAAAAGACTTAACTAATGCCGCTAAAAAATCTAAAGATTATTTTAGTCATGGTTTAAATAAATTAAAAAACGAACCTAATTTTTCAAAGGTAGATGTTAAAAAATTTAAACTAAGACTTCAACCTTATTTTGATAATTTTTGTGAAGCTTATAATTTTCGTTGTAGTAAAGATAGTAACTTTTCTAAGATATTAGAACTTCAAAATATATGGGTAAACTACCAAACAAATAACGAATGGAGACCCCCTCATTTTCACAGTAACTGCGAAGCCTCTTTCGTAATTTACTTAGAAATACCTCAAGGTTTAAAAACTTTTAATGATGTCGATGTTGAGTATCAACCAGGAGCTGTTGTTTTTGATTACAATAGAAAAGATGAGTCTAGAAATTATTTTAAGGCTATTAATAAACATATTGTATTTCCTAAAAAAGGTGATATGTTTGTTTTTCCGTATGACTTAAATCATTATACGGTACCGTTTTATAATAAGAAAACACGAGTTTCAATATCTGGAAACTTAGTTGTTAAAGAAAGAAAAGATATATGAGTTTTAAAAAGAAAAAATATTTAGTTATAAAAAATGCTATTTCAAAAGAGCTAGCTGAATTTTGTTTTCATTATTTTTTAATAAAAAGAAAAGTAGCCGATACTCTTATCACCAGTAAACATATTTCTGAATTTAATACTGATTGGGGTACTTTTAAAGATGTACAAGTCCCAGGTGTTTATTCACATTATGCGGATATAGTGATGGAAACTTTATTAATTAAAGTAAAACCTATCATGGAAGAAAAAACTAAATTAAAATTATTAGAAACTTATTCCTATGCTAGATTTTATGAAAAAGGTAGTGTATTAGAAAAACATAAAGATAGAAAAAGTTGTGAAATATCCACCACTATGTTTCTAGGAGGAGACCCGTGGCCAATTTATGTAGAACCTGATAGTAAAAAAGGAAAGTACAATAAAAAAGGTCAGTACGTTACTAGCAAATCAAAAGGAGTCAAAGTAGATTTAGCACCTGGTGATATGTTAGTTTACAGAGGATGTGACTTAGAACACTGGAGAAATAAATTTAAAGGTAATTATTGTGCTCAAGTTTTTCTACACTATAATGATAGAAACTCTGAACACGCAGAAGAAAATAAATTTGACAAGAGACTTCATCTAGGTCTGCCAAATACATTTAAAAACAAATAGGAGAAAATATGGATGATTTAAAAATAAAAATACTAGAAGATGATATAGCTACTTTAAAAAATTTAAGAGGTTCTGAAGTAACGATGAATGAAGAGTTAAAAGCGTACAACAAAAAACTTGAACTTTCAATAGAGTCATTAGTTAAAATTAATGATCAATTATTAGATAGAGTAATAAAGCTACGTGAATTATTACTTAAATAAATGTCTTTTGACAAAAAATTTAGTTATTGGCGTTGGTGTAATTTAATACCTAAAAAAGAAATATTAAAATTAAATACATTAATTGAAAAAAATTATACTTATATAGAGAATAATAAAAACCAAGCCCACGATAGTCAAGGCAATTCAAAAAAACGTACTCTTGTAAAAGTAGTTGAATATAAAAAAATAAAAACAATATTAAAAGACTTTATAGATTTATTTGTACACGCTGGAAGATTTAACTTTGGCTACGATATATTTGAAGTAACTGATTTAGATTTATTTAACTTAAATATTTATTCTTCAAAAGATAAAGCAAAGTATGACTGGCACACAGATGGAAGTGAAAATCCAAAAATAGATACAAAACTAACTATTTTAATTAATGTTTCTTTAAAAACATACGAAGGGGGAAACTTTTATTTATTTAATAATAATGAATTTGAAGTTCCGGAATTAAATGAACCGGGAAATGCAATAATGTTTAAGTCTGCTATTAATCATAAAGTTTTACCTATTACTAAAGGGGAGAGAAGGACTCTAGCTATATTTTTATATGGTCCTGCATTTAGATAAATGAAAGTATTAGGGGTAAATTTAAGTCATAACGCTTCTATAGCCGTAGTAGAGAATGGTAAACTATTAATGTCTTTAGAAGAAGAAAGACTTTCAAAAATTAAAAAAGACCATAGGGTAACTAATTTATTTAACAAAATTAAAGATAGTTATTTTGATGTAGTTACTTACACTTCCTTTAATATAAACAACGCCCATGAAAAAAAATATTCAGATTATATTATTAAAGAATTAAATTTTAATAATATTAAGTACAATAAACTAGTGATGTTTCCCTATCATCATTTAACCCATGCATTCACTTCTTTTTACAATTCAAATTTTAAAGAAGCTGTATGTTTAGTTATTGATAATGGAGGTTTACAGTTTAATGTAAAAGGTGTCGAGCTAGGGGAAGAGGTAGTGTCAGTATATAAAATTAATTATCAAAAATATAATGAACTTTTTAAACTATTAAAAAGTGGAGATAGTAAAAATCAAGTAATTAAAAATTACCATAATAAAAATTGTATGAGCCCTGCTGGAGTTTTTGAACTCTATGCTGCAGTGTTTGGTTTTAAAGAAGCGGGATCTGTTATGGGTTTAAGTGCCTATGGAAAAGAAAATAATGATATTGCTTCTTTATATAAAGATAAATTTTGTCAATTAAATTTAAAATTTAATGACATGGCAATACAAAGAAAATCTTACGGAGATGTTACTAAAGAAGATTTGTGTTATCGTATTCAAAAAGAAACAACTGATTTAGTTAAAGATTATATTAAACTTATTATTAAAGAACATAAAAATATTCCTATTTGTTTAAGTGGGGGTTATTTTCAAAACTCAGTTGCTAACTATCAATTTTTACAACTATCTAAAAATATTTATGTAGATCCAGTTTGTCATGATGGGGGTGTCTCAATAGGGTTGGCGCAGCATATATGCTACATTGAGGGGGGAAACAAACCGGTAAAATTTAATAATTTATATCAAGGTATACAATACAATTACACTTTGAAAGATATTGATAATTTAGACTGTAATAAAGAAAATGCAAATTCTAAAACAGTTGCAAAACTTTTAGCTAATAATAAATCTGTAGCTATATACCAAGGTCGATCAGAAATGGGACCAAGAGCTTTAGGTAATAGATCTATCTTATTCAATCCAGCAGACCCTCAAGCAAAAGAAAAGATTAATTTAATTAAACATAGAGAGTGGTTTAGACCTTATGCGGGAACTGTTTTACAGGAGCACGCAAAAAAATGGTTTGATTTAAAAGGTAGGGAAGATATTAAATTTATGTCTTATGTAGTCAATGTTAAGAAAAATAAAATACCTGGTATATGTCATGTAGATAATACATGTAGAATACAAACTTTATCTAAACAAGATAATAAACATTTTTATAATTTACTAAAAGAATTTTATAGTATTACAGATTTACCTGTAATTCTTAACACATCATTAAATGTGGCGGGCAAACCTTTAGTAGAAACTTTAGAAGATGTTGTTGAATTTTTAAATGGGTCTGGTATAGATTATGTATATTTACCAGAGTTTAAGAAAGTATTAAAAAAATGAAAAATAATGAATTTATAAAAGTAATAGATAATTTTTTATCACCTGAGTATTGTAAGGAATTAATAAATATTTATAAAAAACTAGAAAAGTTTAACTTCACATATAAAAGAAATACAGTTATAGACAAAGAAACTGTAGTAAAAGATAGTTCAGTAGCTATTCATGAAGCTATTTACAATGGCTACAGCCATGACATAGCGGGAGAAGCTGATATTATCATAAATTTTAAAAATCTTTTTTTTAGGGGTCCTTATAAAGAGTATACCGATAAATATAATGTATTAAATAATTATGATCGCCATACAATAAAATATTTAAAACTTCAAAAGACTATACCTGGTGAAGGTTATCATTCCTGGCATTCTGAAGACACATCTAGAAATTTTCACAAAAGACTATTTACTTTTACATTATATTTAAATGATATTAAAGAAGGTGGGGAAACTGAATTTTTATATTTAAGTCAAAGAATAAAACCAAAAACAGGCAGGTTAGCTTTTTTTCCAGCAAGTTTTGAATATGCCCACAGAGGCAACCCACCTTTATCTGGAGAAAAGTATATTCTTACTGGCTGGGTTGAGTTTGACTAAATTTTTAGAACGTTTAACTAATGTTACTAAAGCTACTTCTAAACAAAAGAAACGAGAGTTGTGGGACGTAGAAGGAATTCTAAATAATCAACTATTAAAATTTGATTTAAGACCTTTAAATAATAACACTAAAGGTGGATCTTTCAAAACTAAAGCAGATAAAATGGTGTTTGATGTAAAGAATCAATTTATTATAGTAGATATTAAAGAACTTCATCAATATTTAAAAGATAATAAATCAAAAATATTAGATTTGAAACAGTTAGTCTCTTCTTTAGAGTGGAATATAATACTACCCAAATAGGCTAATCTTTATAGATATAAGCTTATGGTGTATAATACAGCCATGTCATTACAAAAAGTAAACTTTCAACCAGGTTTTAATAAACAAGCATCAGACTCAGGGGCTGAAAACCAATGGGTAGATGGTGATTTTGTAAGATTTAGATATGGAATGCCTGAAAAAATTGGTGGTTGGACGGAAATTATGGAGAAGAAACTTGTGGGTGCAGGCCGTGCTTCACATACTTGGGCTGATTTAGATGGTAGAAAATTCTTAGCTATCGGTACAAACAAAATTTTATATATTTACAATGGGGATGACTACTACGACATTACACCTTTTGATGCAAATTTAGCAAAAACCGGATGTGACATTACTACAACTAATGGTTCAACAACGGTTACAATTACAACGCCCACGTCTCACGATCTAGAGCCAGGTGATCTTTTAACTTTTGATAACGCGGGGTCATTTACAGGTGGTCAAACAAGTTATACAGCTACTGACTTTGATGATGTTTTATTTGAAGTACAACTAGCACCTACTACTTCAACCTTTACAATTTTAATGCCTACTACTGAAACAGGAACAGGCGCAACAAATGATGGTACTCTTGATAGTAAACCTTACTATAAAATAGGACCCTTACAACAAGCCTTTGGTTATGGCTTTGGTACAGGTTTATACGGAGCTTCTACTTGGGGTACACCAAGAACTACTTCAAATGCAATACTAGATCCAGCTTCATGGTCTTTAGATAATTATGGTGAATTATTAATTGCAACTATTAAAAACGGAGCTACTTTCTCATGGGATCCGGACGGAGGATCAGGAATAGCAGCTAGAGCAACTATACTATCTGGAGCACCAACAAGATCTGTTATGAGTATGGTATCTGATAGAGATAGACATTTAATTATTTTAGGAACTGAAACAACTATAGGTTCAGCATCAACACAGGATAAAATGTTTATTAGATTCTCAGATCAAGAATCTTTAACAGACTATACTGCAACCTCAGTTAACACTGCGGGTTCATTTAGAATAGATAGTGGTACCAAAATTGTAGGTGCTGCAAAAGCAAAAGATTACGTATTAATTTTAACTGATACCTCTGCGTACTTTATGCAGTTTGTAGGACCTCCTTTTACCTTTAGTATTAGACAAGTGGGTTCAAACTGTGGATGCATTGGACAACATTCAATAGTATACGCTAATGGAGCTGTTTACTGGATTTCAGATTCAGGGGGTTTCTTTATGTTTGACGGTACTGTTAAAGCTTTACCATCACTAGTAGAAGACTTTGTATTTCAAACTAACGATAATGCACCAGGTTTTAATTTTTCTAATGGTTCGGAATTAACTTATGCAGCACACAATTCTTTATTTTCTGAAATATCTTGGTTTTACGCATCCTCTACTTCAAGCTATATAGATAGACAAGTAACTTTTAATTATGCAGAACAAACTTGGACTACAGGTTCATTAGCTAGAACAACTTTTACTGACGCTCACTTATTTGATCAGCCTATCGCAACAGAGTTTGATGTTAATTTTACACCTACAACACCAACAATTCAGGGAGTATCGAATGGTGCAAGTCGAGTGTTTAATCATGA